AAACACATCACTAGTTGTATATAGTCCGTTTGCACCACCAGCATCATAAAATCGTAGTGAGTCATTATAAAAATAAAATTGTGACTCATTAACACCATCACCACCATAATAAGGACTATATATTTCGTGGTTACCCCCTAACTTTCCTCTTTTTATCCAAACACTTTGTGTAAAAGTTTTTAAATTACCAGCTGAAGGAAAAGTAGTGTTTAAATAAGCACTAGCAGATGCACGAAAGCGTAAGCTGTCCGTTATGTCATAACCTGAATCTACAGATATAGCGTTACTGTTATTTAGTATTCCCATTTAATCCTTATCCGTAAGATGCACTTACAGTTAGGTAAGCATCACTAGCAGTTGAAAAATAAGATAGTAAGTATGAACCTGTAACACTAATAGTTGCTAGGTCAGTTGCAGTAATTTTAGTATTAGCATGAGCTGTAATAGCATGGTTACTAGCATTAGTTAATAATATGTATCCTGATTGACCGTCTGTATGATTGGTAAAGGTTAATGTACCACCACTACTTGGGCTAGTTTTAAAATTATTACCTCCATTTTGGTCAAACGATAAGGAGGCTGAATTATCTATTGCAGTTGCTCTTTGTGAACCAGTCCACGATTGGTCTTTAGTTAAATCTAATGTAAAGGTTGTACCACCAAGAGTTAACCCTGCTCCTGCTGAATAAGTGGTGTTTGTAGGTGTTGCCCAAGTTAATACACCTGAACCATTAGTTTGCAAAAACTCACTTGTACCGCCATCTGTTGTAGGAAATGTTAGTGTGTAACTAGCTCCTGCACTATGTGGCGGACTTTTAAGTTTAATACCATGCGTGTTAGCGTAACAGTTTAGCTGTATGTAACCATCTTGTGAACCACTACCTTTAGCTTCAAGGCTAGGTACAGAAGCTGTAGATACTAAATTCAGTTTGTCTGTAGTAACTGCATCATTAACAATCTTATCAGTAGTAACTGCATTGTTGGTAATGTTAGCTTCTACTACCACATTACTACCACTAATATTATCAGAGGAGTCTAATACTACAGCTTTTTCGGCAGGGTAAGTACAGAATACATCACTCGTACCAGCTAAAGTAATTTTAGAACCACCTGCACTAGATTCTAATACAGTATCTCTAGATAAAGTAGTACCTGATGCAGTATATGTACCTAATCCTACCTCGTAGTTGTTTCCACTTTTAATAGCATAGTAAGTTGTGTTGCCATTACCAATAGCTGCAAAAGATTGAAACCCTGCTTTAGCACCAGCTAATGTAACTGTAACTGTACCAGTAGTCGTGGTAGTTTCTTGTACTCTATCTTTGACAATAAGTGCCATGATTTATCCTCTATGCTAATGCTACTGTTAAATTAGTTGATGTAATTTTAAATACATCACCTTCATCAATAGTTTTGGCTGCCTCTAAAGCTGTATGATAAAGCATATTGCCACCAGAAGCAGCATCCCATAGACCAATCCATCCTACAGTACCCCATCCTCCAGAGCCTGCTGCTGCCCAAGTTGTGTCTGCATCTGTAGTTACAGAACCACCAGTTCCAGAAGCTACTCCAAAACTTGAAACAATTCTTGCATAACCAGTACCAGAAACTTCTGTGCCTGTTCCAGCATCTGTTGGGTCTGCTGTGTGTAAAGAAACATATGGATTATTCATACCTGCGTATGCTGTACCATTTAATGTTAAGTTTAGAAGTTTTACTTCTAGATAATCCGACATATCTGCCATGATAATTTACCTCGTTGAGTTAGTAATAGAAAGTGGATGAGCTGGAAAGTCAGCTTCATCATCTGATTTTTGTAAAGAATTAACACCTCTGTCATACATAGATGACCAAGTTTGTATTCTTTCGTCATTCATCAAGAATGGCTCTGCTTCACCTAGACTTGCGTAAAGCAGTAAATCAGGTGTTGTTGCCAACCAAAGGTTTGATGAAACTGTGTCGCTTAAATATGGTGGTTTATGATAGTAGACCATTTTTAGCGTGTATTCTATATCAGGTACAGGAGCAAATTGAAACTCACTACCAAGCAATGTATAAAAGGTTGGTGGTCCTGATACTAAAACTCTTGCATTTCTAAAAAAGTTACTGGTTGATTGAAAAGTAACTGTTTGTATTGGGTTAGTAGATGATATATGTATATCTTTCATAGCAACAAAGTCTGCTGGTAATTCTACTGTAGCATCACCTGCTGTAGTTTTAGTAGTAGCAACTTTTAGCGTTTGTCTAATATACAAATCTCTACTTAATCTGTCTTGTGCAAGTCTAATAAACTCTGGTATTTGTGTTGTTAAATCAGTACGAGCCAAGTAACTAGCAATGGTTGCTTGTAACTGTGCAAAATCACCAAAAAATGCCATTATATTCTACCTTGTTTTGTTCTAAAAAATCTATTGTCTGGGTCGTTTAACCATTCTTTAAACTTCTTTTGGTCTAATACATGAAACCCTCTCATGATGCCCTTTTGGTTTAATTTATCAATAACAGTCATAGGAATGGATGCTATCTTATTATCAAATACATCATTACCCCAAGATGTACTAGCTTGGTTATATTCTTGTTTGTTTTTTTCTACAATATCAGTTACATCTTGTGCAACCTCTATAACAGCACCATTGTCTGTGTCGTGTTTTTTTGCTTTTCTAAATTGTGTGTTTTTTAATTGGTCGTTATATTTACCCATAATAATCCTTATGATACTGCCCACCGAAGTGGGCATATATCAATTAGTATTAAGATACTAATAAGTCAGCAATAATGCCATGTGCTTTCTCGTTAGATACTTGCAGAGTGTACTCTGTAAGCATTTGATGTTTTTCGCTATCACCAGATTTAGCCAATAGGTTAGACTGGAATGGGCGAAGTGTTGCAATAGATGCCATAGATGGGTCAAGTACAAGAGCTTGTTCTCCTGTTCCTGTTCCTGTATCTCTAGTCATAAATCTGTCAGGTACAACAGATAAAGTACCAAAGTCTGACATATAAACATCAGCAGCACCTACAATAGTAGTTTGCTTATCTGATGGAGCCATGTAACGCTGTGCTGCAATACCAGCAAATCCTGATACTACTTGTTTCTGTGTTGGAGGTACAACCAATAAAGTTGGATTACCACCACTTTCAAACACTTTTTTAACACATTCTTTTAGTTTATCTTCACCAAAAGCTAAAGGAGTTCCTTTAGTACGAGTAGCAGTTCCGTTACCACCTACAGGACCTGCTGGAGAGCCTGCTGTAGCTTCTGTGACATAGTTAGTTAATAACCATGTTTGAATAGAACCAAGTAATCTCGCTGCGGAAGCAGTGCCTGCACTTTGAGCTACATTACCAAGAATAGTTTTTTCCATATCTCGTTTTAGCTCTTGTCCTGCTTTAGCTAATTGATAAGCTGTTTCTGTCTTACGACCTGCTTTATCAACTGCATCAAGAGTGCCAGAGATATGTACTGTTTTACCTTGAATTTGTGTTCTGTTACCTACACGAACAGTAGGAGTATCAGAAGCACCTGAAGCATCAGCACCTTCTACAAGACCTGTTGCAACTGCATCAGCTAATGTATCAGTTTGCCATTCGTGAAATGTTGCTGTTGCCTTTGTTTTACCAATAGATGAAACTACTGGTGTTTCTGTTGGAGCAATGCTGTAGATTGTGTTGCTTAAATCTTCACGTTGTCCAATAGCTGTATACGTTCTAAATTCTGCCATTGTTTTTCCTTAAATAAAGTTTTCAAAAATAGCTGCTGCATCTCTGGCATCACCAGTTTGCTGTAGCCGTTTCATTTGTTTTTTCTGCGTATCGGTTACTGTTTGCTTTACTTTAGCTCCAGACTTAATCATCTTGGGAGCTTTAGCGACTTTTTTCTTAACGCCAGCTTTACCTGCCATTAATCTGTCTTGTAGCATAGCTTTGTGTAACACTTTGAATTGGCGGGAATCTCGAACTTGAGATATATCTTCGTCTGTGAAACCCTCCTTTTTTGCATAATTGCGAACTTCTATTCTGATTTGTTCACCTTTAGCTTTGTCTGAAAACTCTGGTAGGTATTCTGCTAGTTTTTGTGCTTCTTTTTGTACAAACTCTTGCATTTGTGCTGCTCTATCCGATTGTTGCTGTTCAGCAAGTCGTCTTTGTTCAGCTTGCACAGTTTGTAATTGTTCTTTTCTTTCGGTCATTTCTGCGACCTTAACTGCATATCCTATTGGGTCGTTCTCTTTCATAGCAGCTAAATCTTCTGGTTTGTCATTAGTACCAGTTAAGAATTGTTCTACTGCCTGAAGTTTTTGAGCATAATTATCTCTAACTTGTCTAGCCTCAATAATAGCTTTAGCTTCTTGCTCTATAACCTTACGCTGTTCAGCTACTTCCTGAGTCTTTTTAGTATAATCAGAGCCGAGTTGATAGGATTTCTTTAGCTCATCAAGGGTAACTTCTTTTTCTTCACCTGCTGCTTTAATGGTGAAAGTTTGTTCTTCCTCAACTACTTCTTCTTCCTCAACTTCGGATTCTTCTTCAGTTTCTTCTTCTACCTCTTCTTCGGTTGTTTCAACCTCTGGTTCGGTTTCTTCTTCTACTTCAGTTTCCTCTACTTCCTCTATTTCTTCAGTTTGTTCCTCTACAACTTCTGGTTGTTCCTCTGTGGATTCCTCTGGTGTAGATAACATACCTTCAATAGTTGAAGCTGCATCTGATACTGTTAGATTTCCACTTTCCGTTGTTTCGGAAGTCATGGTGTCATCACTCATAATATTTCCTTATGCCATCTAGGTGTGGCTTTCCCATACAGGCAATATGCCTATAATATCTTCCATGATTTGTTTTTTATCTCATCATCTTTAGCAATGGATTCAAAACGATTCATGATTTCATTAATTACTTTAATACGGAGGTAAGCATGATGTCGCACTTCTTCTTGCTCCATATCAGAGTTAATGATTAATTCAGTTAATTCTTTTTTCATAGCTTCTATTTCATCAAGCAATTCTTGGCTTTGTAAAATATTTCTAAATGCTTCTGATTTTGTCATTACATTCCTGCAATATTATTAATTTTATCTAAAGCATTTATAAGTTCTTTAGACTCATTTAAGTCAGATTTTTTATTATCATTAGCTGCTTTTTGTGCAAGCTCCATTTCTTTCATAGCCATATCTGCTTCAAACTGTGCTTGTTTCTGTTGTAGTTCTAACATTTCTTTTTGTACTTTTAATTCTAATTCTTGTTTTTCTAAATCTAGTTGAGCCATTTTTTGTTGCATTTGCATCTGTGCTTTTTCTTGTTCTACTTGTGCAAGCACTTTAGCTGCTGCTGTATTTGGGTCATCTTTTGGAGGTGTTTGTGCAGCTTGTTGAGCCATTTGCATAGCTTGTTCTTCTGATATTTCCATAAGAAATGCAGAGTCATCTTTAAAGCCTGCCATATTAATAAATTTAGCTAGAGTATCTCGGTATTGTTTTAGATTTACTAATGGATTAGATAATCCATAACCCTTAATTACTTCTTCTTGTTTAGCAAGAATCATTTGCATAGTAGCTAGTTGTTCTTGTTTACCACCAGTACCAAGACCTACATTAACTGTAACATTGTATTGTGTATTCCATTCTCTAGGATTCATAGGAATAAAATTATTATTAATTTTTATAATGCGTTCTTTATCTTGATACTTACAAACAAGTTGCAATATACCTTTAAACAAAGAGGTCATACCTGTATCTGCAAATATTCTAGCTATTAATTCTAACTTGCCTTGTGAAGCAGATGTCATAGCTGATACTGCTGTGGCAGTTACATTAGATAATATATCTGGGTTTAGTCCTTGTTGTGCATCTGATACGCCACTTCGTTTAGCTTGTACAGAATCTAAGTATTCAAGCATAGGAAATGATTGTGCAGCACTAGATTGTACAGTCATAGGCACTAACGCATTAGGATTCTTAATACGAATAACACCGCCTGCTGTAGAGGTTAATAAGTCATCTAAATTTACTTGACCTTCTACTGCACCAACACGATAGTTGTTAGTAAGGTATAAGTTATCTAGCATTTGTCTAGTAACTGTAGATTTAATTAATTGTAAATCTACGGCTCTGTCTGCTA